AAGACATGGTACTACAAATAGCTTGAGTAAAATTGCCATGAATATCTACAATGATATTACAGACAATAAGCATGTAGCACATCAAAAAAGATATGCTCAAGAACAGTTACAGAAAGAAATTGACTATGAACGATCAGCATGGTAAAGATAAACCAATTAAAAAACAATCAATAACAATGACTACTATTTTCGGTAAAGCTATAGAAGCAGTTGTTGCTTATGTCGTATTGTTTTTCTTTAGGCCAGTGTGGGATAGATTAGTAAAGTGGTGGAATAAAAATGACAAAAATTCATAGTGCTAAATTAGTTAATGCCACTCCAGATGCAGAAAAAAATGTAGCATATTGTGCTAGAGTGTCCAACCCAAACAATCAAGATAACAGTAGTATTGCTGGCTTACTTAGTTATTGTATTAAACATAAGCATTGGTCTATCTTTGAGATGGCATTTATGACTGTTGAGATTAATACTAATAGAGGTATAGCAGCACAGGTATTAAGACATAGAAGTTTCACCTTCCAAGAATTTAGTCAAAGATATGCAGATACAAATGATCTCGGCAATAATATACCATTACCAGATTTGAGATCACAGGATCATAAGAACAGACAAAATAGCATAGACGATCTCGATGAAGATAAACAGGCGACATACAATATGCAAATGAGAGAATTATTTGCTAAATCAAAAGCATTATATGATACTATGTTAGCAGAAGGTGTTGCAAAAGAGTGTGCTAGATTTGTATTACCACTAGCTACTCCTACTAGATTATATATGAGTGGTAGTATTCGCAGCTGGATTCATTATATAGATTTAAGAAGTGCTAATGGTACTCAGAAAGAACATCAGGATATTGCTTTAAGTTGTAAAGATATATTCATTAATAATTTCCCAATTATTTCTGAAGCATTAGGTTGGAGTGATGTATAGAAATCAATTCTGGTGCTACTGGGATCGTAAACACAATAAAGATGAATATACATACAAAAATGTATTTATTGATGAAAATTTATTAGAATATATAGAATCATTAGATAATATTAAAACTTTTTTAGATCATGGTTGTGGTCATGGCAGAATTAGTAAAGTTATTTGCGATAAATTTCCAAACATAGATATTACAGTTAATGACATTACGCCTAAAGCTATAGAAAAAACTACAGAATTATTACATGAAACAAAAAACTTACACAGTGTTCTCGGAGGGATACAATATGTCTCTGGAGAATATGATTGCATTATTTCTCATAGAGTAATTCACTCTTGTCCTGATTATGAAAATACATTCACAGAAATTTACAGGCTTTTAAAAAAACAGGGTAGTTGTTTTATATCGGTTAGATCGTTATCAGATGATATTCCAAAAGAAAAACATAGACAATGGTTTAATTCAAAAAATAATATTATATTTAAAAAAATTAAAGGTAGATTCACTAAATTTTTTAAAACAGATGAGTTTAAAGAACTTATAACTCATAGCGGATTATCAATCAAAAATTTTGGCACATTTTCAGAGTTGTCTGCCAAGAGTCAAACAAAAAATAAATATCTATATGCAATATGTGAGAAAGTAAAATGATAGAAGTTATAATTACGCCAGAAATATTTGCAGAAGCAAAAGAAAGAAACGATACATATTACGAAAGGTTTGGTCATTCTGGAACACACAGAACAAATAAAGACAGACAAAGAATGACAGGATATTTGGCTGAAGCGTGTATTCATAGGGAATTTCCTGAAATCAAATACAGTGATGACTATTTTGTGGACTTTATTTTAGACTCTAGCACAATAGATTCTAAAGCACAAGGATGTAATACTAAGCCTTTAGACTTTTATAGTGCTACATTGTACGAGGAACAGAAAAATAGAGATACAGATTATTATATATTTAGTAGAGTAAAAAATGATTTTTCTAAAACTTGGATATGCGGAATTGCTTCTAAACAAAAGTTTTTTAAAATAGCTAAATTGAAACCAGCTGGTACAAAAACTAATAATTTTACCTATGATCAAAGTAGATACGAAGTACAGTACAATGAATTAGGAGATATGTATAAATTTATTAAGTGGCACAATGAAACCAGAAGTACTATATAGATATTCTAATAACTTTCTAGATATTTCAAATATAAACAAAAAAATATTTTTTCATCAATCGAGTTTTTGCTACAATAAAAAACTAGACTTTATTTTAGATAATAATAAAAAGATATTCATAGGATTAAAACATAAATTTATTACGGAACAATCAGATACAATTACAGAGAATGTAGTGATGGCAGGTTCTATTGTAGTTGATTTAAGCGGAGATGCTATCTATCTAGATAATCAATCTGGAACTTATCAATTTGACGAACACGCCCTAAAGAATTGTCTAGATTTAATAAATAAAATTATTGCAATAAATCATTGTTCGATATGCTCTATAACAAAAAATAAAACTGAAACATATATCTATAATAAATATTTTACAGAATCTAACAAACCTAATATAAACAACAATGTATATCAAAGATATTTAAAGAAATATGGTATGTCTAGAGATAATTGGATTTTAAAAGCAAACGAATTTCAAGCTGAAAAATATATTCGTTTAAACAAAGATTTATTTACTAATCCTCATATAAAACATAAACCAGATAAAGCAAAAATACATTTTTTGAAATTCGGCCAATATGAACAAGGGAGAATACTTGATTACGCTTAATATTCGGTGTATTGTATTCAGAATGGAGTTAAAGTTTGCTTGACAGGCATCCGATATTATTATATAATCGGAGGCAGGAGACTAATATGCGTTTTGGATTATGCTGTATATCACTAGACTTGCAAGAACTTGAGCAACCACTCAGGTTTCAAACTATGACATTTAAACGATTTAGCCAGCTAGATCGTGCAGAAGCACTGTCTACGTTAGGTTCCAGAATACTAAATAACATGGAGGTTACAAATGCTACCATTCTACACTGTGCAGAGCATGACTACTGTTATAGGGTCAGTAGCGATCTTTTTCCTCTTATTACCTATCGCGCTGCTAATATTACTCTCAGCGATCTGCCTCAATACTCTGATATATTACAAGCCATAGATAATATAGCATATACTATACAGCAGCATAATGTTCGCATTAGTTGTCATCCTAGCGAATTTAATGTATTAGCATCTACAAATACAGACGCAGTAGATAGAACTGTAACAGAACTCAATTTTTATAGTAATTTTCTTGACATGATCGGTTGCCCAGCAGATTATAATTCGCCTATGAATTTACATATCAATAATCGACAAGGAAGTAACGATGAGATTACCAAGCGATTTATACAAAATTATAATAGACTTAGCGATAATTGTCGTCGCCGTATTGTTATTGAAAACGACGATAAACTTAATTGCTGGTCTGTAAAACAACTTATAGAAGATTTTCATCCTAAAACTAATATCCCAATTACATTTGACTACTTACATCAGAATTGTCACCCAGACACTTGGACTGAACAACAAGCATTAGAAGAGTGCTATATGACATGGGGAGAATATAGACCTCTGTTTCATTACAGTGAGACATGCCGCGATCCAGAAAATACAAACCCAAGAAAACATGCAGATTATGCAGAAAATTCTTTTAGTACATATGGTCTTGACTTTGACTTAGATATGGAACTTAAAATGAAAGATAAAGCTATATCTAAATATTACGAAGGGATGTTAGTTGCATGAGTGGATGGTTAATCGTTTTGACCGGATTAATTTATCTATATGTTAGTTTGGAACAAATGTATAAGGGTAATTTGGGTATGGGTATAGCCTATTTGGGGTATAGTTTTTCAAATATTGGTTTATATTTATTAGCATCTAAATAGGAGATTATGAAATGAAAGAACCAAAAAAAATACCTCTCGATCCTGAGACTCCTCAAGCAGCAAGTGTAGAAAAAATTCCTATGCCTTCAATCTATCCAGAAGCGATGTCCAATGATGTATATTCTGCAAAAAAAGATGAGGGTAATGCAGAACAAGCCTTCCTTAACTTTATACAAAAAGCTAAAGAAAGCAAACGAAAATATAACGAAAGATTAGAAAGAGAATCTAAAGATTCAACTTGACAACTGCCGATAGATATGGTATACTGGTAGTATCAGTTTAATTTCACAGGAGAATTGATTATGCCCAAAGGTAAAAAGACTTGCGAAAAATGTGGACATGAGTGTGGCCCAAGAGCATATATGTGTCCAGAGTGCCAACATCCTTTTATGTTTGCTGTTCAAAGCAAAGAAAAGAAAACCACTCGAATGATTAGGAAGTTCGATTGGAGAGAATTACAAAAAGGCGATAGAATTAAAGCTACCGGAGGCCCATACTCAGTAGTAGAAGGCGAATATATTCCTATGGGATGTAGAGGTAAGTTTACTGTTCTGGGTCTTGATAAGAACGGTATTATAGCTTATGGAGTAAAAGAAGGAGGCTTTTGTCATATCTGGATGGGTGAAGACGATATTTCTCCACTAACAAGGGTTCATAGAACTAAACACAGACTTGTTAAATTACAAACAAAAGAAAAAAAAGATAAGAGAAAGAACCAAGTACCTAGCATGGTGTAATTATAGTCATACCATAATCTATCTTTAAATATTAATATAATGAGCGAATATAGCATAACAGAACTTTCTAATTTTGCAGAGACTATTCGGGATGGTGCTGCTTCAGATTTATCAGGCGGCAAATACGATAGTAAAATTATACATACATTTATTACTTTAAATCAAGTAATTAATATTATAAAAAAAGAAAGCCTCGGTTTAGATAATGATGGTCTATTTGTAATCAATGAAGGAATATTTGATAATATTTTTGAACAAGTTAGTTCTATTATATATCAATCTGCTTTGTGTAAAGTAGCCTCACAAGACTTGATACAATGTGCTTGGGACGACGAACAAAATAAAATGGTGTTTTGGGTAGGTTCTAATAGCGAAAAGATTATTGACTCTAACCCTTTTTGATATTATTATAAAGGAAATGTTGGTAAAGTTTTTGTTAGTGACGGCGAAATCTTTAACTTAGGACTTAAAAACAGTCACAAAAAAGGTAGATTAAATGACAAAGCAAGATAGAGTAATGAATTATCTGAGAAGAGGAAGAACGCTCAGTCAAGATAGTGCTTATAGTATGTTTGAAGTAGGTAATCTTCGAGCAACTATTAGTGATATTAAGCCTACTCTACAGTCAGAAGGACTTGCTGTAGTGCGCTCAACTGGTAGATATGGAGAAACCAGATATGGAGCAACAGCAATGAAGAAAAGGAAGTGTAAGAAGTAATTTCAAATAAATTATAGCGGCCCAATAAAGGCTCAAGGGTATATCTTATATATCAAATAGATTTAGATGGTTAGGCTTGCCATCCCGCTATTTTTATAATACCTATTTAATGTTGTTTCACTATGGATAGAATACACCCCGCGACATGGATTTTATGGGGTCTGCTTATGATTAGCATAGCAACCAACTGGGTTCAATCGTCGCAAATAAAAGAACTTGAAAAAGAAATAGCACCCGTTATAATAAGACCGCAGATAAGAACTTTTGAATTAGCACCAAAAGAAAGAGTTATATAAGGGGGCGTACTGGTTTCGACAGGTGAATAGAAGTATAGATCGCATCGACTGGTTGATCTAAAGGCCAGTTTAAAAATAGATCACATTTTAATTGCCGATACTTCTGTATTAGCACTCGCCGCTTAGGCGAGAGGGGTTGCATAAACCTTTTTACCAAATTATGCTGACTCCGATAATCGGATAGGGAATTATACCTGAATTAAATATAAAGATAAGTGTAATCACTTTGACGTTGGAAAGA